AGAGCGCCTTAATAACAGTTGACCCAATTCGATTTACAAGATGGCTAAAAAATTCGTTTGCGTGTTTTTCAAAGTCTTGATAAGGAACTGTTGCGTGGTTGATGCGTGCACCTTCCAAAACTGGGATGTCCGCTTGATAGTCAGCTGTCGCTCGTGTGCGAATTGAGTTCAAAAGGTCAATGTTTGTTACGTTTTTACCGCTCATACCTGAAAGATATGAGGTAATTTTGTTTGCCATGTTATTCTCCTTCCTCCACGATGTTCTCGTGGTCGATGTTCATTTCTACGCCCTCAACTTCACTTTCTGGAGATTGGGCTGGATAGTTCGGTACTTCTTGTGCCGGTGTGTCAGCGGGCATAGTCGCTGGTGGTGTCACTTCTGCGACGGTTTCTGGCTCGTCCTTTAATGCGTCTAAGGCATTGTTAGGATACCAGTTTACAGATTGTGAAAAATTTTTCATTTTTGTTTTCCTTTCTTTTTTACACAATTTCATTGATTGCTGAGACTACGCTCATATCTTCTTGAGCCTGTTTCATAATCTCATCTTGACGACCTAAACGTCGGTATAGCTCGTTATTTGCAGAACGTAACTCACCATTTTTCTGGTTCAAGCGCTCCACGTCTTCATTTAAGACTGAAATAGATAAATCAACTTCCCCGACAAATGTCTTAATATCCATCAAGTCAGCTGTCAAGCTTTCAATTTCTTCATCGTTACCGATTTTAGAAACTGCATTGTTTAGAATTTCTAAACATTCCTGTGAGGTCATGTTTGACCCTCCTTTCATTTTTAAGAAAAGTATACCATACTTGACAAAATAAATCAAGTATGATATAATAATTTTGTAAGGCTTTTCAAAAACTATCTAGTGCCGGGTAGATGGTTACACCTCAAGGGGTGCTATCCGTCACGGGTCATTCTAACCAACTGACTTTTTAGATTTTGAAAAACGCTTTATAATTGGCGCTTTCCGTTATGGAAGGCGCTTTTTATTTTGCAAACAATCCAGCAAATGGGTTGACTGGTTGCACTTCCTCAAGGGTTGCTGTGTCTTCCATCATCAAAGCATTAAGGCGGAAAAAGTCGTTTCCATTGTCTCCGCCCTCTACGAACATGATGGCGACGTGTACTGGAATTTCTGTTTTATAGTTTGGTGTTTTCTTGGCTGTGATTTCACCTGTCTCTTGGTTCACATCTTCATAAGATACCCCAAAGTTCACTTCTTCAAACTCTGCATCGAGACCTTTGCCAATCAAAA